CTCCTATATTTAATTTCAACAAAAGGCGTTTTCGATGTTGATTTTCTTAGATTCTGGTACACTGGAAAATATGAGGAACAAAAGGGAAGCGCAACGCGCTACAACATAGTGCATATGGTTACGAGCTTTTTTTTGCTTGATGGGCCTACGCCAAACTTTATGCTTGGATTTGATACCGAGAGGGATAGCGTTAATAGAGTCCAGCGGATGTAAGGACTCGCCGCCGTTTGGGGCGGCTATAAATTCATGTGAGGTGGGGAGGGAGGCCGACTTATGCATTACTAGTACGATTAAGGAAGTCATGAATAACGAGTATTCAAAAGAGATTCAATTATTGGAGCGGTTCAAGCGGATGAGTGAGAAGGAGCGGGTATTTCTGTTCTTTTATGGGATGAAGTTACATGTGACTGAGGTAAATCTGAATTGACGATTGAAAATATCGGCATTCAAGAAAAATGTACATTGGAAAGAATGGATAGATGGGAAATTGCTTTCGCTGAAAAGGGAACAGTTTCCAGTGCGTGTTTGATAGCTGGAATCAATCGTACGACAATCTACAATTGGCAACATGCTGACACATACGGATTCCGTTCTCGTTGGGAAAATGCACGAGAGTCTTATGCTGACAATCTTGAGGAACTGATGCATAAACGGTTACACGATCCTGAGGGGAATCGTGGTTCCGATGTTCTTTTGATGTTCAATTTGAAGGCTAAGCGTCCAGATATTTATAGAGAACAGACTGTCATTGTAGATACAGGTGCAGTTGATCTACTCGCAACACTACGAGCTATGACGATGAAGCCTCAGATAGACACTGAATATAAAGATATTAAAGAGATAGTTGAGTGACTACTGCTGTTGCCGATCAGACCGCGGCTGGGGTTATCCTGGCCAAGTTGGAATTTGAGTGTGCTTCTTCGTATCAGGAGGCAATCATGGCTGCTAAGGAGCGGTTCATTCTCATTTCAGGGGGAGGTCGTTCGGGTAAGAGTTACATTGTTATCAAGAAGTTTTGGATCAGGTATTTTGAGGATATGGCAGCGCATCCCAACGATGGGAGTGGCAAACGAGGTTCCGACCCTATGCGGTACTGGCTGATCGGGGAGAGTTATGGGGAGACGGAGAAGGAGTTTGCCTATCTGTCTGACGATCTCATTGAGATTTATGGAGAAGGAGTTGTCAAGCCTTCAAAGAGGGTCGATCCGGGTGAGATTGTGGTACAGATGCCTGACCAGGATGCGCCTCATATGATAATTGAGACCAAATCTGCACAAGATGTTCGGAAGATGAGTAAGGATGGGCCTCATGGGATTATAATGTGTGAGGCTGGTCAGCAGGATTTCATTGTTCTTGAACGTGCGCAGGAACGTCTTACAGAGAAGTTCGGCTGGTTGATGCTGCCGGGGACTATGGAAGGATCAATCGGTTGGTTTCCTTCCCTGATAGGTCAGTGGGCTAGTGGTGTCGGAGGACGAAAGTCCTACCGGATGCCTACATACTCGAACAAGTTCCTATTTCCTGGTGGTAGGCAAGACCCGAAGATTCTTGAACTTGAACGTATCTCTTCTGACGACTTCTTCATGGAGAGGGTCGAGGGACTTCCTGTCCCACCAAGGGGTCTGGTCTTTCCTGAGTTTCGTCCTGATGTCCATATTCAGCGGGTTGAGAGGACAATAGGGGAGCCGGTCTACGTTTGGGTTGACCCAGGATATTCCGGGTCATATTATGCGGTAGTATTGGCTAACATCATCTCTGGACAGGTCAGGATATTTGGCGAGATATACGAAAAGGGTATGATAACCGAGCAGATCATTGAACACTGCATGAATCAGGACTGGTGGAAGGAAGACCTATTCGGGGTGATCGACGTTGCGGCACGATCTCACAACTACCGCGCACCCGTAGTGGACGTATGGATTAACCATAAAGGTGCCGGATTGTACATGAAGACCAATCGTGTCTTGATACCGGAAGGAATTGAGAGGGTGAAGTCGTTCCTTCGGATTGACGACATCTCCCACCAGCCACGATTGATAATCGATCCGCGATGTTCTGGTATCATAAGTGAGTTTGGAGCAGGTCCCAATCCCGACGACGACAAGCTCAGGGCATACACCTGGGGAACTGACCGGAATGGGAACGTGGTTGGGAAGGTACCGGAAGATAAGTACAACGATGCGATCAAGGCAATGACGTATGGACTGATTGACCGATTCGGATTCACCCACTCGGCCAAGAGACGCAAGATTATAGTGAGACGACACTAAATGCCCAAGCATAAGATTCGGACTCCAGAGGAAATCAGTGAGGCTGTTCAGTCGCATTACAACGCGACTGAGGAGCTTCGTAAGCGTATGGACGAGGATTACGCCCTATATCGCCTGGAGCCGTTCAAAGGGCTGGAACTCACTGATACCGATACGGAAGAAGGGTACGCTCACTATACGTCAAACGAACCACAGACATTTGCCGACAAGATCATTACTTTTACCGCTGAGTCAAAAACCATCCTCAAGATTGCTCATGAAGAGCAGGAAGAGGTACAGCGGAAAATCGATAACCAGAAGGAGCGATGGGTAGGTGGAGTTCTCCGACAGGGAGACGAACGACAGATCAGGATGATGAAGCCACCGGTCAAGGAGGAACTGGCCTCTTGGGCCTCCGTTCGAGGATGGCTGTTCGGAAGAGCACTCTTAGTCAAAAGGGAGGATGGCAGTACCTTTCCTGACATTACGCCCTGGGACCCATTGAACACCTACTGGCAGATGGGTGACGAAGGTCTCGAATGGGCATGTCTAAAGACAATGAAGACCCCCAATGAGATATATGCCCAGTACGGTACGGACTTGAACGACCTGGAAAGTAACCTGGAAGACGGGGAAGGACTGGTAGTCTTCGATTTCTACGACAATGAGATTAACACAGTCGTGCTGGAAGATAGGGTTCTAAAGCCTCCTACCCTACACGGATCACCGAGAATACCCGTATTCTATCGTCCTGTGGGGTCACTACCCTTAATTCAGTCCGAGAACGCGGAAGACACAATCCGTGATTGGGGCGAATCCGTCTTCAAGGCAACTAGGGTAATCTACGCAAACTATCAACAGATGCTGTCGATTCAGTTAGAGCTTGCACGAAGATCGAGAAAACCTCCAATTGCCATAGAAAGTCCAGACGGAACACTATCTCTGGAAGAATCTCCTTATGTTGAAGGTAGCGAACTTCAATTGGCTCAAGGAGAGAAGGTACAAGCTCTTGAACTTCTAAAGTCAGCACCCGACCTTGGTCCCTTCCTTGCCCAGATCGCGGGAGAGATGCAGAGAGGCGCACTCCCCTGGTCTACCTTTGGAGAATTGCCTTTCCAGCTTTCAGGATTCGCAATTCAGACGCTCCGACAGGGAATTGAAACCATTCTGATTCCCCGCCTCAGAGCCGTTGAAAACTGCCTTGAACAGATTATCCGTCTCATCACTGACCAGTACGTAGAGGGTGGGTTTGATACTTTCGAGGTCAGCGGATACGATGCAAATAGGAAGTATTTCAGGGAATCGATATCTCCAGAAGTAATCAATCAAGGTGGAGATATTATCGTCAGACTGGTCTCTCAACTCCCGCAGGACGATATTGCCAAAGCTAGTCTAGCTAAGGTACTCACTGACGGCCCAAGCCCCCTCACATCAAAGCAGTGGGCAAGAGAGAATGTCCTTGAAATGCAGGACGCCGATCTGGTGATCGACCAGATCAAGACCGAGCAGGCAGAGAATCTACTGCCCATGACGACCCTATTCACACACGGAATGGCGGCTGAAGAGAGAGGCGAGGAAGAGATTGCAAGTATCATCCTTGCCGAGATTCAATTCTTGACCATACAGAAGGAATTGCAACTCTTCCAGTTGAAATCCACCGCACAGCAGGTCGGCCTGCCCTCAGCGCAAGGCCAAGGAGAACAAGGTTCTCAACTTGGTCAGGGAATTGACCCACGAGTCGCACCTCCACAGACGTTTGGTAACGGTGCCAATCCACAAGACTTATCGAATCCAGGGCCGCAGGTTCCTCCGGGAACTCCTCGTCCCGGCGCACAAACAGATGCAACGAGATTACAAGACATTGGCCTACTAGGGCCGGGAGGATAATATGGCACTATCCGACGAACTTCAGAAAATACTCGATATGTTTCGACTGGGGAATATTACATATGAGAAGGCAAAGGACTTTATTACTCGAGCATATGAACTGAGTCCTAATGC